ATCAGTTTTTGCTGGTGGTAACGTAGTTGGGTATAAAGGTTTTGTTCGTGTGAAAAAAGGTGCAGTAACACCAGCTGGAGAATAATGCTATGAGCGTTTCATCAAGTTTACTTAATCTTGTAAAAGCTTCATTGATGATCAGTGAATCCGAAACATTTGCGGACACTGAAATAAACGCTCTAATCGAAAGTGCACTCACCCTGGTTAAATCGACTGGGGTGAGTGACACTCATCTTTTAGACCACGATGTTCAAAGCTTAATTCTCATTTATGTGAAAACTTTTTTCGGTTTCAAGGGCGATGGTTCTGTGAAAGAATTACCACAAGCATTCTATTTCCTATTAAAACAAGTTTCCATAGCTAAGGGTAGTTAAAATGCCTTTTCCAAATAGTCCGAATGCAAGAATCAACCTCATATCAGTGCAACAAGTCAAAGAAAAATATAACGTCTTGACCAGTAGAGAAGTCCTTGGTATCATTCGATCACTGACAAGAGAAGAGTGGAAAGTAGCAGTTGAAACTAAGGTTAAAATCGAAATCAAAGTTCAACTGAATGCATTTTCTTACAAAGAAGAAAAGATCGTTCGGATGAATGAAACATATTACAGAGTTGAAAGAACTTTTTTAGGTGGACAGTATGTCGAACTTTACTTATCAAAAACCGGATTAAATGATGGTGATTTCTTATGGCAACAATCGACATAACTGAACTTGCAGGGAAAATATCAGAGCTGATAAATGATTACTCAAATGAGACTATAGAAACTATTCTAGATCGTGTAAACCAATGTGCTGATCAAATACTCATCTACATTAAAGAAAATGCGCCTAGAAGTAATCAAATGGGAAAACATCTTGCAGATTCTTTTATAAAGACTGAAATAGGTCAAGGTACGAACAAGATTATCTATATATCTAGTAAAACGAAGTCTCAACTTGTTCACTTGATTGAACTTGGGTTTAGACATACATCAGGTAAGCATATTCCAGGAAGACCATTTCTAAGACCATCATATGATTACTTCACACCAAAAATGCTAGAAGAGATTAAGAGGATTATTATCAATGGCACTTCATAACGATATTATCTATAACATACTTAACCTGATTACGGATAAAGTGTATTACCTTTCAAATCGCAATGACAATACCGAATCATCAAATCAATTGCCCTATATTGTTTATCAAATCATATCCAAAAGACCAATTAGTGCAGATAATCAAGCCATTATCTATTCAGTTGAGTATCAAGTAACACTTGTGACAAGGGCTAGAAATGAAGCATTGGTTCATCTTTTTGAAGAAGCATTTAATCAAAAAGAAATTATCCCTGTATTAGTCAGTACATATCAAAATGATGATTATTCTATTAATCGTGTTTATCAAATCAATATATTATCCGAAGGAGGATATTAATCATGCCACAAAATAAAGTTACATTCGGATTAAAGAATGTACATTATTCAAAAGCCACTCAATCTGAAGATGGTTCATGGACTTATTCATCACCGATTGCCTTACTGGGTGCTCAAGAGTTTTCAAGCGAAATCATTGGTGGAAGTCAATCTATCTATGCTGATGATTCTGTGATTGCAACTCTTGTTCAAAATGCAGGGAGAAACATCACATTAAAACTATCAGAGTTATCGGATACCTTTAAAGTCGATATTCTAGGCTATAAACAACTTGTAAATGGTAACCTAGTTGAAGTCACGAATTCAGGTGTTGAGACATTTGCACTAGGCTTTGAGTTTCAAGGAGATGCTAAAGCTAGACGTGTTTGGTTTTATTTATGTTCAGTGACACCTGTAAATGAAGCGACAAAAACAAAAGGTGAATCAGTTGAAGCAAACTCCATAACATTGAGCATTGTTGCTAGACCTATTGAAGTGGGAAACTATCTAGTGACTCATGTGATTGCAAACCTTGGTGATACCAATTATCAAACATTCCTAGAGTCTTCACCAGTATTACCAACCTTTGGTAGTTAGGAGTTATTAAATGGAAAAAACACTGCATATTCAAGATAAAGATTACAAACTCAAATCCAGTCTATTTACTATCATCTCCTATAAAAACACTTTTGGTACGGAACTTTTTTCAGATATATCTGTACTAGATCAATTATCACAAAACAATAACATATCTTCTTTATCGACTGTGATAGATGTCATTTTTAAAATCACGTATGTCTTGCATAAACCCTACACTAAATCAAGTTATGATGAGTTTCTTCAAGAATTTGATTTCAGTGTTTTAAGCAATACAGAAGAACTTGAAAGTATCGCAAACACGATTGCTGAACTACTGGGTACAGTCAAAGAAGGTAACACAACAAAAAAGTAGGCAACATTCCCATCACTGCATCCATCATATATAATCTAGCAAAATTAGGTATCCAAATCAGTGAGAGTCAATTCTTTGATATCAATACATATGGAGAAATTGTGGATATCGAACTTGAAGCAAATGGTGGGATGGGAAACAGAAATGCTACCCAAACAGATATTGATAAATTCTTAATTTAGAAAGAGGGGAACATCGTGGCAGAGACCATTAAAGGTTTAAACATCAAGCTTGGTCTTGACACGACCGAACTTGATAAAAATCTAAAAGGAATAACAGCTGAACTCAAAGAAGAGCAAAAAGACTTAAAGGCGATTAATAATGCTTTGAAGTTTGATAGTTCCAATGTTTCGTTATGGAAAGATAAGCAAGATAAACTGAATCAAACCTTAGAAACTTCAAAAAAGAAACTAGAAGCACAAAATGCAAAACTTGAAGAAGCAAAGAAAGCACTTAAGATAGGTGCTATATCTGAACAAGAATTCAATGCCTTAAAACGTTCTGTTCAATACACTGAAGCAGATATCAATAAGCTCAATAGCGAACTTGAAATGACAGCAAAAAAGATTAAGTCACTTGGTGCCATCAATGTAGAAAAACTTTCAAAAGTGGGTTCATCCATGACTAAGTATGTGACTGCACCGATTCTTGGTGCTGTTTCTGCTTTAAGTGCTTTAACGATAAAATCGATGCAAACTGCAGATGCTATTGCTGATAATGCAGCCAAAGTATATCTATCTGTAGAAGCCTATCAAAAATGGAGTCATGCATTTAAAATTCTAGCAGTAGATGAAGCAACCATGCAAAAAGCCTTTATTAAGCTCAATGGTGTCCTTGGTGATATTGTCACTGGTAATGGTTCAAAGTATGAAGATTACTTGAGTCAAATCGGATTAACTACAAATGATTTAATAGGTCTAAACAGTGACCAGGCATTTGATCTCATCAGGGATAGTTTGTCTAAACTAGAAGATGAAACATTAAGAGTTGCGATTGCAAATGAAATCTTTGGTGATAAGGTTGGAGCAGAACTTGCTCAAGTTCTTGGAGTCACCTCTGATGAAGTCAATCGATTAAGAAATGAAGCAGTAGAACTAGGCATCGTAACAGAATCAGAAGCTGAAACTGCAGGGAAATTTACGGATTCATTAGATAATCTAAAACAATCATTCACAAGTTTGAGTGTAACGATTGGTGTTGCTTTTTTACCTGTTGTACAAAAAGTAGTCGATACCATTCAAGAAAAACTGGTTCCAGCAATAAGAACAGTTTTGAATTGGTGGAATAGTCTTTCTACATCCACTAAAAAAATTATTGGTGTATTGGTTGTATTACTAGCGAGTATTGGACCAATATTAGTGATTGTTGCAAAAGCAATTCCTTTGTTTGGACAACTAAAGAGTGTGATGAGTATCTTTAAAGGTGCAGAACTTTTCAAGGGTTTAGCGATTGGAAAACTTGCCATTATTGGTTTGGTTGCTGCTCTTGTGGTTTTGCTACTCAAGAATGAGAAGTTTCAAGAACTCTTAAAAAAAATATTTGAAGCAATTCAACGACTCTTAGTGCCAATTACGGAACTTATCACAAAACTGAGTTCTAAGTTGGCTCCTGTTTTTGAAGTCTTGATGAGCATTGTCGAAACATTGATTGACAACTTTGTTGAACTCCTTGAAGGTGTTATGGATCCACTAGTTAATATCCTAGATGTCGTGATAGTCATCGTTGGTGAGCTTG